AACAAGTGGAACTTTTACATTGTATAAGGTGGTGTAATTATGAGTAATGAATTTGGATATATACCAGAAAGCCCAGATCAAAGTTTTGGAAATAATAAAGGTATCTTTACACCTAAAGATATTTATGATCTAACAAAAGCAGATAAATATACTAACTATGGACAATTAGAATTAATTGAAACACAAGCAATAACTTCATCTACTGCAAGTATGATTTTTTCTAACATAAAAGAAGATGAATACAATGTACATTTTTTAACTTATAGTAATTTTGGTGCAACTTCAGATAACAGAAGATTAGTTATGAGATTTTTTGAAAATGGTGTTGAGGAAAGTGGAAGTGTTTATCAATTTGCAGGAAACAATAATAGAACTGATGGAAGTTTTGAAACAAAAAGTTCAAGTAGTTCAAATTTACATTTAGGAAATAATGGAGATACTGATGCAAATGTACACGATAATGGATATATTTATATTTATAATGCAGGGGATAGTACAAAATATACTTTTATGACAACTCATACAACAGGTATGTATCAAACAACTGTAAAGTTTGGAAGTATATTTTTGAGTGGTGTGTTACCACAAGCAAGTGTAGTTGACCAAATTAAATTATTTTCTACTACTGATAATATTGACACACTTACAGCAAGTCTATATGGCATAAAGGAATACTCATAATGGCTACTAATTTACAGTTTATAAATAAAACAGAAATTACAAGTGGTAGTCAAAATGTAAATGTTGATAATGTTTTTTCAGACCAATATAAAGTTTATGTTGTGCAACTAATAGGAGTTGTTATGAGTACAGATGTTTCTAATGATATTGAGGGTATAAGATTTATTGATAATTCTGGAAGTGTAGTTACAGGTAATGAGTATGCTTATGCAAGTTTAGCAATGTATGCAGGTGGCTCTTTTGGAGAAGTTCAAAGTACAAGTGATGGAAAAATTAGGTTGTTTTCTATTACAGACCAAGTATCACAAGGACAAACAGGTGGTACTTTATATATTTTTAATCCTAATGACAGTTCAAGTTACACATTTTTAACAACTCAAGGTTATGGTTTTAATTCGAGTGATAATTTAGGTGGTAATAAAGGTATAGGAGTTCATAAATCAGCAGAAACTATTAGAGGTTTTCAGTTCCACGAAAGCAATACTGCTAGAAAATTTGGTGGTGGAACGATAGTAACTTATGGGGTTAAATAATGGCAGGTAGCTTAATAAAAATAGATGAGGAAATAGTTTCAGGTGCAGTATCAAGTGTAACTCTTGGTGGCTCTGATTGGGATAGTTCTTATGATGTATATATGGTTGTTGCTAATAATATTGAGTGTGATACAGATACTCAAACACTTACTTTTAGATTTTTAGATAGTTCTAATGCAACTATAAATACAGGGTATAGCGTTGCTTTTAAAACTTTAAAAGCTAATACAACTTTTAGTAATGATGCAGGGGATTTAACTTCAGCACCATTTATAGATTTGTATTTAGGTACAGGAACAGGAGAACAGGCTAATGGTGTTTTATATATTTTTAATGCAAACAATGCAAGTGAGTTTACTTTCTACACACAAGAAATAAGTTATTTAAGTAACTTAGGTGTGTTAAAAGGTAATCAAGGTGGTGGAGTATTAAAATCTGCTGAAGTAACAAAGGGGCTTACATTTGTTATGAGTAGTGGAAATATAGATAAAGGCAATTTTAAGTTATATGGTTTAAAGAAGTAAGTATAAGAAATATATAGTAAGATAGGAGAGATATGACAGAACAAGAAGCATTAGCTCAAGCAACTCAAGATATTGAGGACGCTAAACCAATGTATGCACAAGTAAATAATGAAAGAAGAGAATTTACTGAAGCTGAATACGAACAAGCAGTTGAGGATAGAAAAAACTCAATTCTTGACGAATATAATAATGGATATAAAAGAGCAAGACAAGAAGCTTACCTTCCAATAGTTGATCAGCTTGATATGCAATATTGGGATAGTGTAAATGACACAACCTCATGGGTTGATCATATTGCTGAAGTAAAAGCTGATAATCCAAAACCTGAATAGTGAAGTTAAAGCTTTACCGAATATCAAGTCAAGCAGATAGTACAAATGGAATTTTGTATATTAATGATGAATTTGCATGCTACACACTTGAGGACGAACAAAGAGAAATTAAAGTAAAGCATGAGACTGCAATTCCTTTAGGTATATATGAAATAAAATTTAGGACTGTTGGTGGTTTTCATACAAAATATACTTCAAGATATGGCCCTGCGTTTCATAAAGGCATGCTTGAACTACAAAATGTGCCTAATTTTGACTACATATTGATCCATACAGGTAATACAGATGAGCATACTTCAGGTTGTATATTGGTTTCGGATAATCAGGAAAATAATTTACTTGTTAAAGACGGCTTTGGTGGAAAATCAACACAGGCTTATAAAAGGGTTTATCCAATTATTAGAGATGCTTTAGTAAGTAATGAAAAGGTAACAATTGAAATAGTTGATCTTGCAAAACTTGAAAAAGGGCTCAATGGAGTTAGTAATAAATTAACTGATGAAATGATAAGCGCTAAACAAGTATGGGAAAAATTATCTGCGATTAATGGCGAACTTAAGATACTAAATGCTAAAATGGAGAACAAAGATATAATTTAGGAGGTTTTTGAGAATATCATGCCCTCTATGCAAACACACTCTTGTTTATGTTAAAAGCGCTTTTTTGTGCGATAATCGTAAATGTAAAAAATATAAAATAGTACAAATAGGAAAGAACGAGGAAGAATAATGGCTGGAAAAAAAGACTGGAAAGCGTATTGGAAGTTTATGTTTGCAAAAGCATTTAGAACAGGACTTCAATCTGCAATTTCATTGTGGTTAGCAAACAGTTCAGGAATTATTGACGCTGATGTAATCCAATTAGTTGGAGTTGCGTTTTTAACTTCATTTATTACAGTAATTCAACACGCACTTGAACAATACAAACCAAAAGCGAATTTTGACGATTAATGAAAGCACAAGTTAATTTAGGACAAATATTACAGGGTGGTTTAGCTGCTTTAGTTGGTTGGTTATTTAAGACTGTAAATGATATGCAACAAGAAGTAGCAACATTAAAAGCTCAGGTTGTTGCTTATCAAGACAGTATTGCAGGCTTTAATCAGAATTTATTAGTTATTGAGGAAGTAATTAGAGAGATCCTGTTTAAAGTTGGTGGCTAATGTGCTTAGTAACTGAAAAACAAGACGGATCTTTTGTGCAAATATGTAACTGCCCTTATGGAAGCGAATTTTGTAATGGCTGATAATGGTTATACACAAAAAGAAATGATTAATAAAGTTATGATAGACATTGATAAACTTTTTGAGAAATTAGATCAAATACAAAAGGATTTAGCAACAAGACCAACAAGACAAGAAATATATGGTTGGATAATTGCAGGAATATCAATAGCAACTTTAATTACAGTTTTAATGTAAATTTCAAGATTTTTGTTTAAAATCCTTTAAACTTAGATTAATGACAAAAACACCTAAATCAGACTGGGGAAATAATTTCTATAAATCAGGCTGGCAACCTTCTATTGAAGTAAACGAACAAGCAGGAAAAGGCGAAATAACACATGTTGGAACTGATCCTGAATATTCAAGCAAATATGATCAAATATTAAGAAACTGGGGCTATGATCCCTCTATATATGAAATTGAAGGTGCAGTAAGAACTTCATCGTGGGAAGTTCAGTTAAAAGGTGGAAAAACAGAAACTTTTTATGCTTTTAAAGGCATTGTAAAGAAAAAAAATCCAAAACATGATAAATATGTGGCCGAGTTACTGCGACATACAAAGAAAAAATTACCATTAAAAAAACAAACACTTGGAGGAGATACTGCATTTATGTTTTTTATGGCTGATTGGCAACTTGGAAAAAAAGACTTTGGTGTAGAAAATACTATTAACAGATATGATGTGGCCCTTCAAGACGCAATTAATAGAATAAAAGAACTTAGAAAATCAGGTGTTTTAATTGATGAAATTTATTGTGTTGGATTAGGAGATCTTACGGAAAATTGCACAAACGCATTTTTTGATAGCCAACCTTTTTCAGTTGAGTTGTCTTTAATTGAGCAATATGCACTTGCTAGAAGCATGATCATGAAAACAGTAGATAGTTTTTTACCACATGCAGATAAAATTATTCTTGCAGGTGTGCCTGGAAATCATGGAGAAATGAGCCGAAGCTCAAAAGGTCAAGTATTTACTAATCGTTTAGACAATAGTGATACTATGCACTTAGAAATATGTGATGAGATAATGAAGGCAAATCCTGAAAGATACAAGAAAGTAAGGGTTGAAATACCTGAAAGCTTTCATCAGGTACTAGAAATTAAAGGTAAAAAAGTTGCTTGGACACATGGACACATGACAGGAAATTCTGGAACAAATCCTGAAGTTAAAGTAGAAAATTGGTGGAAAGGACAAATGTATGGTTTTCTACCAAGTGGATCTGCAGAATTGCTTATTACAGGTCATTACCACCATTTTAGAGCGAAATATCAAGGGGATCGTGCATGGTTTCAAGCACCTTCTTTAGATAGAAGCATTGATTTTACTGAAAGAACAGGTTTATGGAGCCACCCTGCAGTTCTTAGTTTTACTATAAACGAAAAAGGTTGGGATAATCTAAAGCTTTTATAACTTGTTTTGTCATAAATATAAGATTAAAATAAAATTAGGTATATATGGCTAAAGAATTAGTTGGTATAGAAAATGACGGGTTAAAAGCTAAAGTTATTTATATTGAAAATGATACTTGGTTTAGCGAGGATCTTAAAGTAGGTATAACAATGATTAAAGACTTAATGCCTGATCAAGACGACAAGTAAAATAAGCCTTGCTAGAAAGTCTAATTTTAACTTGTGTTTTGTCATCTCCAATTTCATTGGATCAATTAGATCAGTATTTTTCTTGTAAAGATAGAAATGAAATTATTATTTACATGCAGGAATATATCCCTTTATTTAGTGAATATTTTGAGCATGATGATATAGAAACTGCTTTAAGAGTTACCTATTGCGAAAGTAGAGGAAATCCTAATGCAGTAAATAAAAATAAAGATAATTCCTATGATAAAGGACTATGGCAGTTTAATGATCACACATGGAATTGGCTAAAAGAAAAATTAAAAATAAAACAAGATAGATTTGATATAGAAACCTCTACTGCTGTGGCTAGTTGGTTAATTTATAACGATACTATTAATCATTGGTGGCCAAGTGCATTTTGTTGGAAAATCAATCTTAAGACATATACTAGCTTCGAGCTAGAGCGATTTATAGACTAACGGTTCATAACTATTAATGATCAAAGGTGTATCAGTAGGCATTATCTACTGAGAAAAATAGTTCAAGTTAATTGACATATATTAAATCTTTGATTAAATTAGTCTTATAAATTGTTTTTAGAAAGGAACAAAAATGAAATATAGTATTAAAGGATCATTTAAAGGAAAGCCTGTAAATGCTCATACTGATAATTGGGATCACGCAAAAGAAGTATCTTTACAAATTTATGGGGATATTTTTCAAGGTAATAAGTTAATTCTTACTTATGTTGAGGTAAAAAATGCGTTGTAATACCTGTAAAAGAAAATTACAAAAATTCTACCACCATATTATTGTTGAGGAACTTGAAAATGCAGGATCAATGGTGCGACATATCTGCACAGGTTGTTATCTTGCAGAATTAGGAAGCCCTTTAATTAAATCTTAGATTTGACAGGACTTAGTATCGTGTTATAATATTTATATGGGGAAAAATAAAAGTGTGAATACAGTTAAAAAACAACAAAATAAAGTTTATGACGCAGAAGGTGTTTTAAAAACCTCCTACAACTTGATCCCTAACCTTCGTATAATAAATTCTGCAACTTTCACTGATAAAAAACCTAATAAAAACTTTCGCTTCATTGTTGATCAAACAGGTGTAATTGTTGGCCACACAGGTAAATATGAAATGTATTACATTGATAATTATGATGTAAATGCTAAAAATTACAACGACATAGTAAATCAAAACAGATTTACTTGGATATATGGAGCAAAAAATCCTAACAGACTTCCAAAAGATCAAGTAAATAAATTAGTAAATGCACAAGTAAAAAGAACAATATATACAAAAGCATTTTATAAAAAGTATTTCTATACTTCCCAACCAAAAATATCCTGCAAAGGAGACACAGGATCTTGTTGGTACTACCCCGATAACACAATTACTTTAAAAAGTTGGGCAAGCGACGCAACAATATTGCACGAACTTGCACACCAACGATCTGCAAAGCATGGCCGAGTATTTGCTACCAATTATTTATTATTAGTTGGTAGATTTATGGATCATGGAGAACAAGCAAAATTGGTGCATAGTTTCAGAAAATGGGGTGTTGAGTTCAATGGTACTTTTCAGCACACAAACGAGTGCCTACGACACCATGGAGTAACAGATACAGATATTCTTGAAAAAGGATATAATAACTCAAAAAGGTGCTCACAGGGAGCAACAAAACACTTTACAATTACCGATCAGCAACTTAGAAAGGAATAATATGTATTTAGGAACTCCACAAAAACCTACAAAAGATAATGAGTTTAAAAGCAATATAAAGCAAAATATATACGACACATTAAATCGTGGAGATTTTATTTGTAGCTTTACAAACCCTGAAGCAAGAAAAATTATTTATGAAATTAAAACTAAATTACAAATGAATATTGAAACTTTAACTTGTGATTGTGAAAAGTTTTCAAGAAAACATAATGCCTATTATTATGAGTGGGCAACTGAATTTAGGCAATAGACTTCCTCGCATAAACTATCAACTCTAGTTTTTAAATGGCTTAAACACGATCCTAGTGATAGCAAAAGTTCAACTAAAGCACTAAAAATATAAAAGCCCATGAAACCACGGGCTTTTATACAACAGGGGATAAAATAAATTATCGTAACAATTTTAACACAGTTTTGCTAAAATACTAAGCATGAACACAGAAAAAGTAAAAATTGACGAATTAAAATTTGATCCTGACAATGTCAGGAAGCATGATGATAACTCTATAAAGGCAATAGCAAACTCTTTATCAGCATTTGGTCAAAGAAAGCCTATCGTAATTGATCAAACAAATACTGTAATTGCAGGTAATGGAACTTTAAAAGCAGGTATTTACTTAGGCTTAAAAGAATTAGATTGTGTAAGAGTTCCTGATGACTGGAGTAAAGAAAAAATTAAGGCTTTTGCTATTGCAGATAATAAAACACACGATCTATCAGAATTTGACAATGAACTTCTATTAAATACCTTACAAGATCTAAATGAATTTGAAATTGAGGTAACAGGATTTGAAGCAGACGAATTAGAGGATTTAATGATGTTTAAGAAAAATCCTTTTAAAACAATAAAAATTGACATTAATGAATTAAAACCACACTCAAAAAATTATCAAGAACACCCTGAGGATCAGTTAGAGCATATAATTAACTCTATAAACACGCATGGCTTTTACAGAAATATAGTGATCGCTAAAGACTTTACAATATTAGCAGGCCATGGAGTTGTTGAGGCAGTAAAAAAAATGGGAACAATTAAAAGAGTTCCTGTTATTAAGCTTGATATTGAAAGCGACAGTGTGCAGGCCTTAAAAGTTCTTACAAGTGATAATGAAATCTCACAATTAGCACAGGTAAATGATAAGGCCCTTACAAACCTTTTAAAAGAAATACTTGAACTTGACGAAAGCATTTTAGGAACAGGATATAACGAGGATCAATTATCAGCTTTAGCTTATACTTCTACTACAAAAAATGAAATAGGAAATAAGCAAGATGCAGATGATTGGGTAGGAATTTTTGAACACGAACAAAGGCCTGAAATATTTTCTGTTGTTGTAAAATTTGAAAGTGAAGCAGATAGAGTAAAATTTGTTGAGGAAAAAGGCATTGAGAACTTTCATAACCAAAGAGGAAATGTCTGGAGCACCTATTATCCTTTTAGAGATAAAGATGATGTAAGCAATTTGTATCTTGTTGATGATGACGAAAATTAAATATCCTGTATTCATAATTTCTAAAGGCAGACACGATGTAGGTATGACTGCAAAAATGTTTTTAAAAGACAAAGTACCTTTTAAACTTGTTATAGAACCACAAGAATATGATGATTATGCAAGACACTTTGACGAAAAGTTATTAATTAAAACTCCATTTAGCAATTTGGGTCAAGGATCAATTCCTGTAAGAAATTTTTGTTGGGATATGGCTTCTGAAATGGGAGCTGAAAGACATTGGGTATTTGACGATAATATAAGATACATGCAGGCTTGGTATAAAGGAAAAAGGTTACATTGTCAAAGCACATTAGGAATAAAAGCAGTTGAAAAATTTACTGATAGATACACAAATATAGCAATTTCAGGCATGAATTACAGTTTCTTTGTAGTTCCAAAAGAAAATATAAATATTCCTGCATATATATTAAATACAAAAATTTACAGTAATTTACTAATAAAGACTGATCTTGATTTTCGTTGGAGAGGTAGATATAACGAGGACACAGACTTATGCTTACAAGCACTTAGCAAAGGTTATTGCACAGTACAAATAAATAATTTTATGATCCAAAAAAATCAAACAATGACAATGAAGGGTGGCAATATGTCTGAACTTTATCAAGGTGATGGAAGGCTTACTATGAGTAAAAGTTTAGAAAAAATGTGGCCACGCGTTGTAACTACTTCAAGAAAATGGGGAAGGCCACAACACCATATTGTAAAAAACTGGAGACAGTTTAATACTCCTTTAATTCCTAGAGATGATATTGACTGGAATAATATAGAACAAGATAAATTAAATATTACTGCAACTGATAAAGGAATTAAAAGTGATCATTTAAAAAAATATGTAGATGAGATAAATGGTAAATAATAGAGAGTTTGATATACGAGAGGACGAGACTTATACTGATTGGAAAATAAGAAAAAGTCAAGAACGAAACTTACCAAGTAGCATGAGCCAAAGAAATAGTAGCAAAAACTCTATTGGGATATGCCCAAACACAAAACAGAAAAAAAATACTTGTAAATGTAAAGCATGTATAGCTAGACGAAACAGAAATAAAGGACGCAGAAAACAAAATCAAGCTCGTAAATTACTTAAAATACCTTCTAATAGATTTGCAGGTGCAGACGCACATGAGGAAAATTGGAGTACAGGTATTCGTGTTGAAGTAAAATCAGGAAAACAGGTTGGCCCTTTTGCTACGGCTTTTTATAAAGGAAAATTACAAAGTGACACAAACCATAAAGCCATTGGTACAGGATCTAAGCCTTTTGCCTATGTTGCTATGCCCGACGGAAAAAATACAGGTATAATTGCACTTGAAATACAGGATTTAGAAAATTTCTGTTTAGAAGTTTTAAAAAATTACGGATATTCATTAGATTATGAACAGTAAAAGGTCAATAAGTTCAACACTTTGAAGGTTGATAGTTATTCAACTCTTCTTTAGTAATGGCTTAAACTCGAAGGTAGTATGTGTCTTGAGTTGTTATTTCTCCCAAGTTTGAAATTCCCCTCTGTAATAACCTTTTTCATCGGAATACCAAGTATAAGGTACTGCAGGAACATTAGAAAATTGATCATAGAATATAGGATCTTTTCTGTATAAATTTGATTGGTGACTTCTATGAAGCCAAAAATGACCAAGCCATAAAGGCTTATTTTCAGGAAAAAGATCACGATATTGACTATATTGACTTGAGACTTTATCCCAAACTGTGTCTTTGTAGCCTTTTTTAATCCAAGTTGTGCATATTACTCTTGTATATTCATAAAGCCAATTTTCAGATCCACGCCACATATTTATTATAGGGTGGTGCCTCCAACCTGTGTCTTTAGTAATTGCGTTAAATATTTGTAAGCACTCAACTCTTTGTTTGCCTAATCTTTTATTGTCAAGGACTTTAGCACTTTCATAAAAATCCTCGTATGGTAAAAATGTCTGCATATTTATCTCCTGTTTTTTAAGTATTATAAATATAACAAAGGACTTATGTTTAATTTAGGATTTAATTTGTCCTGCACCTGCATTAATATATTTATTGTGTATGCGTATTATGAGTGCGAGAACAACATGCCCATTTGTGTATGGAAGTCTGAACAGGCAACTGCAAAGACTTCCTGCACTTATAAAGGAGTAAAATGAGTGAAGGAAATACATACTTTGATCCTGTATCTAATGCAGAGATCGCTGACATTATGGGAGTAACAAGACAGAAAGTTTCGTCTTTACATTTTCATAATAAACTACCTGAGCCTTACAAAGTGCTTAAATGTGGGCCTTTGTGGGACAAAAAGGAAATAACAACTTGGTTATATGATAATAATATGATCAAAGAACAGGAGATAAATAATGCAAAGACTACAACAAATAATTCTATCTAAACCATGGAATAAAAAATTAGTTAAGAACCTAAATAAAGGGTTTGGAAATATTGACTATGTAGAACACACACAAGTTACACAAAAATTAATTGCAGTAAGCCCCGATTGGAACTTTAATATTGAGAAATATTTAGAGGACACAGTTGAGGATATGAACGGAATACAAAGAACTTTTATTACAGGAGCGCAAGTTTCAATTACAATGAAAATTGACAATGAATATATTACAAGAAGTGAAGTCGGCATGTGCGACAAAGCTTTCTTTCATAGTGATCCAAACAAAGTACACAATAACGGGCAAAGAGCAAAAGAGTGTGTATCGGACGCAATTAAAAGGTGCGCTATGCGATTTGGTGTTGGGCTTGAGCTTTACGACACAGATGCATGGTTAAGTGAGTATCTAGAAAAAGAAATTGTTGAATTACAAGACTTATCTAATGACGAACAACAGTTAAAGGAGCAAATAGACAGTATTGTCATGGAAGAAGAATAGAATACTTCCATGAAAATTGTAAGCGAGTTCCCTTTATTCAGCATAGTTCCTGAATGGTTAATAGAAAGTAAAGTAAGCGACAACGCAATTAGAGTTTATGCTACATTATGTCGTTTTGCAGATAAAGTTGATGGATCATGTTGGCCAAGCATTTCTACTATTGGAAAAAGGTGCGGTAAAAGTGGCTCATCAGTAAAACGAGGAATTAAAGAACTTAAGGATATTGGTGCAATAGAAGTCAAGCCACGATTTTTAGAGGATAATGCAGGCCAAACAAGTAATTTATATATTATTAAATTTAATCCTGCATATACCAATTCTGATATGGAGCCCCATGTCAAAAATGAACAGGAGGGTGGTTCAAATAAGGTACGCAAACCAAAGTCATCTAACCAAAGTCATATTATAAAACAACAAACAAATAAAAATGAAATATATAAGGCCCTTGCAGATAATTTATATAAGCCTAAAACAAAAAATGAAATATCAAGTTTTAATAAAGTTGCTAAAGACTTATCTGAAATTAACGCAACTTATGATGATGTTGCTGATCGGATCAATATATATAGAAAAAAATGGTCAAACATGACATTGACACCATTTGCGTTAAGTAAAAATTGGAGTTTACTTGGAGAAATGCACGAACAGTATAAACCACCAAAAAAACGCGATTGTAAAGCTGAAGGTTGTGTATGGATAGATTTAGATGTAATTTTTTATTGTCAATTCTGCAAGAAGGAAAAAACAAAGTAAAATAAGATTATGGAAACAGAAATAAACTTCGGAGCGCTTAGTGTTCGTTATTATCTTGAAAAATATCAAGAAATACTTGATTTAACTTACGATTTTGGAATATTACACCCTGACATAGATAGTCAAGGTGGTTGTGGCTTTAAATTATTTGGGCATACATTTTTACTTTGTCTTGACACAATGAACAGATTTTCTTTAGCAGTAATAACTTTAAACCAAGACTTAATATTTACAGATCTTGGAGAAACAGAAGAGTTAATATCATTTTTAGACTTATTAAAAATAAATGTTTTACTTTATAAAAAAGACTTCACTATTGATCACACATTAGATAGTTACTTTAATATTGACGAATAAAAATAACTAATAAATTTACAAACTATAAATCTTTGATTAAAATAGTCTTATACTATTAAATGGAGGATAAAAGTATGGATATAGAAGTAACCGATTATGGCCTTAGAGAAATTTATGGTCTAAAAGAAGTTAATGAAACATTAACTTGGAAGCAAATAGTCAAAAAATATTCAAACAAAGATATTTATTTGATGTTACAAAGAGAGCCTTTTTGGAAATGGGCAGATAAGGATATTCCTGAATTCACAATTAGCCACACTTGTAATTATGAGTTAGAAAACTTTATGACTGCATGGGGTTGGCAGGATTATTTTGGAAAACAAGGAATAAGCATTTTTAAAAGGTAATTTGTCATAGAAATAAATTAATATTATTACAGGGAGAATAAATTATGAATAATGAGCCAACAGTAAATGTTGAAAAAATAGCTGACACACCCGATTGTTATGTTTTAATTGATATTTTAAAGGCAGGATACAAAGAAGCCTTAAATTCAAATGATCAATTAAGAAAACAATTACAAAGAAATGACAGTATGAGCGACTTACACTATGCAAGATATTCTGCATTAAAAACAAGTTTTAATTCAAGCATTATCTTGTTAGAAAAGTTAGAAAAACAATTTGAAAAGCTTGACTTAGAACATGAGTTAGCACAGGAAGGAGCATTTTAAATGAGTAAAGATGTATTTTTATGGTTAATGCAAAATATGTTTCTTTTTATTGCGTTAATGGGAATATTTGCACACTTTGGAGCAATAATAAGTATAAAAATTGCTGAAATGCTTGGTTTTGGAAACGATAAGCCATTAAGTTTTGTATTGGATCAAATACAAGATGATTTAGCAAAAGGTAAAGAAGTTAGAGTTAGGGAGTATTTTAATGAGACTTAACATGAATAATCATTATGGAAGTTCAAGTGTCAATGCTGATTTAGAAGGTGTAACTGAAAATATTGATTTAAAAATAAGAAAACATAAGTTCAAAATTGCAAAAAGAAATTATTTTACAATTACCTTAAAACATAAAGATAAGACTGCAAAACTTTTGCTAAACAAAGAACAAATAGAGCAATTATCAGTTAATTTACATAAGTATGTTTCAGAAGGCAGACACTTAAAAAGAACAGACAGTAAAGCAAGTTATTTTGAAAGCAAAATATGAGTAATAAGCCTTCAGACAAGCAAAAAATAAAAAATATGCTTGTAAATTCTGAAGGTCAATGGGTTTGTAGTTCAATATTTTTTAAACAACATTTTATAAAAGACTATGCACAAAGAATTAGTGAATTAAGATTAAACGATAAACTTAATATTGAAGGCAAAGTGTGTGATCAACATGGGCACAAAATGTTTATGTATAAATATAATCGTGTAATAAAACAGGAAAGTTTATTGTGAAAATTTACCACGCAAGATTTAATTATCAATGTTTTCAATGTGGCCAAACGCTTACTTTATATCACTTGAATTTTCAAGCAATTATGTGCATACATTGTAAATCAGAAATAAGCTTAAAAATGTTTAATAATGATAATGTCACTTTAGAAGTATATAGTGAAACTAACTAAAACAGGAGATAAATAATGTATGAACAAGAAAAAATAGTTATTTTTGAAAATGCAGTAAAGCATAGACAAAATTTATATAAATTGACAAATAATCGTGGTGTTTCTATTGAAACAGACGAGGAAATTGTGCATATTCCTATCGGCTTTGATGAGTGGGTGTGCGACTTTTGTAATAATCAAATGCCTGTAAAAACAAAAAATGATCAATTTATTAGCATGCTAAGTCTTAATGGATCACACACTCTTTGTAATGATTGTTGGCCAAGGGTTTTAAAACAGGATAAATCACTTTTTGAAAATGTTTCTGTATGTGCTTGTTGTGATATTAAAGACGATATACATACATACTTAACCTTACTTGATGAGGAAAAGCAAAAATGGGTAGGTTGGATTAGACTTCCTAATAGAGAACAGGCTTTAAAATGGGGTAGGTTTCGTATGGAAGTAACAAAAGAAGTATCACTTCCATTAGGTAAAATTGGGTTAAGTCAAGATGACTATGATTGATATTAAAATAAAACAATGCCTTTGCAGGAGAAACAGCATAGGATATTTTCACTCTTGTTATGATTGTGGAAGCCTAATTAATCCAATGGAAAAGCATTTTTTTATTATTGAAGGTATGTTTAAAAATTTAAATGTATGTAAAGAGTGTAAGGAGAAAATAAATGGCTGAAAATTTTGGAAAATATAAAGAGGAATTACAGAAAAAAACTGCACAAACAAAGGCTAACGACACAAAAAATAGAAAAGTTATTGTGTCAGTTGAAGTAGAGTTTGAAGCTCCCTATGATCAAACAACACGGGAAAAAGTGCTTTATCATCTTAATAATTTATTTTTAAATACAGATATTCAATGGAAGTACAAAACTCACACTTCCTATAAATATTGGGATCAAGACGCCTAAATCCATATACTAGGATCGTGTGTGTCAATAGCAAAAATTAGAGTTGATAGTTCATAAACGATAAAAAGGCCATTAAGTAGGGTGTTCTGACTAGGAAAATAATAAAAAGGTTGTTTACATACTGTTAATCTTTGATTAAATTAGTCTTATAAATAAAAATTGTTACTTAGAAAGGAACAAAATGAATTACTTAGAACTAACAAAAGATGAAACTAAAGCAATAAAGTTTCTTGTAACTGAAACTGACTGCAACTCATCTACACCGATCATTGATATTCTTTATATCCTTGATCTAAACGAGTTCAACACAAAAAATATGAACTCAATTAAATTACGACTTGCTTTGACAAAAGTAGAAAAAGACTTGCAATCATGTTAAGTGAAATTAAAGAATTCACAGGTGTGCATAACCTTTGGGACTTAAAGTGGGAGTTTAAACAAGGGCTTAAATTTATTTTAAAATTAGAGTTTTTAAAAATATTATTTAATTCTTGTACTTGGTATAAAGAAGCACTTTGTAATAATTATTCATGCGAACGCGGATATGCTTATGAAACTTTATATCAGCAAATAGAGTTTTGGGGTTTATTTGAAGGGATATTTAGAAAAGTATTTGTAATACAACCATTACATTATTCAAATAAAGTCTCACATTTTGTAATGTGTAAATTAGTAAATGGAGGAAAATAATGGCTGAATTTATAGAAAAAGTTGATCAAGACAAATTCGTAGAAATATTTAAAGCTTGGGAATATAATTCCTTTAGTGATGAAGCATTAAGAAAAATCTATGATATTGAGACTGAAACAAACGAAAATGAGTTTATTACAATAGATAAAGTTGTAATAAATACAAGTTGGAACGAATATAAAGATTGGAACGAATTTGTTAAGGAATACTCACAATTTTGTGACGATCATAATATTGAAAATACTGAACAATTAAACGAATACGAAACAGTTTATGTCTTGCATGAAACTGACACTGCGTTTCTCGTAGTTCCTTTCTAGCTCACACTGAAACGCAAAAAGCAATTCCCCACCTTATCGGTGGGGTTTTGCTATAATATGCAGTAAAATAAGAACATGCCAAATGAAAAACCATATAAATTAATAGACAATCAAATACAAGAGCGATTATTACAAGCAATAAGACTTGGTGCCTTTATTGAGCATGCTTGTTATTATGCAGGGATAAATTCATCTACATTTCGTCTTTGGAGACAAAAAGCAAGTGAAAACATTGAGCCATACGCAAGTTTTTGGACAAAAGTAAATGAAGCCGAAAGCGAAGCAATTATGCGTAGATTAGCTCGTATTGAAAATGCAGGTAAAGACGGATCGTGGCAAGCTGATGCTTGGTATTTAGAAAGGAAATATCCTGAAAAATTTGGTAGGAGAGATCGTGTTGAATTAACAGGAGATCCTAATGCACCTGTTGAAATACAGTTAAATTGGGCAGACGGGAAGCTTATAAATAGAGAAAATGAAGTAATAATTCAAGAAGAGGAATAATGATTTGTGAAAAACACGATTTACAGTATGTAAAGTCTTGTATTTATTGCGTTTTGGGGTATAAATGGACGGAATAATTATTGTTATTGTAGTAATTAGTTTAAATTATCTTGCTTGGTGGTTGATTAAACATGATAAATTATAAAAATACTCAAAAATAGCGACTAAAAAAAGGAAAATATGAATAATAATTCTGTTGTGTGCTTTTGGTCAAAGTATGAGGGCCAAACTAATGTAAATGATTGGCTATATAATGAAATTGAGTTAAATGACTTTCATAAATTTTCTTTATTATCTCAATTAAAATACAACAAAGATGTTTTTTTATATTCATATCAAAAAATAAAAAATGTGCCTGAAGGGATCAATGTTGAGTGGGCAGGTAAGATATTTAATGAAAATTTAGCATTTAGGGCTTTAAAATTAGGACACAGTATTGCACATATTTCAGATATTGTGCGTATCAGGGCCTCATCTGTTTTAAATGGTGTAATAACTGATATGGATATGGTTGCGTTAAGGCCTTTACCTGAACAAGATAGTTTTTTTACTACAATACCTGCAAAGGTAACAGGTGCTATGGCCATACAGTTTAAAGACAACCACCCACCATTTAATATTAATGATAATTCATGGGACGGAAAAGCTTTAAGCAACTTCCCGACAAAAGTAGGTAAAAATATGGCCTATGACTTTTTAAAGTTAGCTAATAAAATTGAAAGACAACTTACAAAGCCACCAGTTAAAAGTACAAAGGCATGGAATTACATAATGTGGTCACTAAAACAAATAGCAAACAGTTATGTAGCAAGTGTGGTTTATCCCCCATTAAATTTTGGACCTATACCTGCATGGAAAGGGCCAAATAAATGCTACTCATTAGATTATCCAACAAAATTTGACGGCAAAACTGAACTATTTGGCTACAAACTACCTTCTATTGATCAAATACTAAATGAAAGTTATTATGTTGCACATTATTTTGAAAGTGCTTTTAAAGGATCAGGTAAATATGAAAATATTTGGGATAATATAAAGGTAGGTAGTTTATTACATGCAGAGTTAGAGCATGTACTTGGCCAACAATGGAGAGAAGTTTTAAATGGAGACTGAATTATCAAATACTAATGTTAGGCAGTATCAAGTTAAATTACCTGAACTGCATGAAGGACAAACAGAAGTTGCTATGTCTAATGCAAGATTTAAGGTTTTGTCAGCAGGAAGAAGGTGGGGAAAAACAAGATTAG